GCCCGCCTTCATTCAGGGCGATCACCACAAAGTCATTGCCAAAGAATTTGAACGGGTGATCAAGGGCGATTTGAAGCGACTGATCATCAATATGCCCCCGCGTCATACCAAGAGTGAATTTGCCTCCTATTTATTGCCCGCATGGTTTTTGGGGCAAAACCCGGATGGCAAGGTCATTCAGACCGCACATACAGCCGAGCTGTCAGTGGGCTTTGGCAGAAAGGTGCGTAACTTGGTAGGCTCGAAAGATTATCAGAAAGTTTTTGATAAAGTTAGCCTGCAAGCCGATTCAAAAGCCGCAGGACGCTGGAATACCAACAGGGGTGGCGAGTATTTCGCTATCGGTGTTGGTGGTGCAGTGACAGGTAAAGGTGCTGATTTATTGATCATCGATGATCCCCATTCCGAACAGGAAGGAGCCAGTGCCGATCCAAGGGTATTTGACAAGGTATTTGAATGGTACACCTCAGGTCCACGCCAGAGATTGCAACCCGGTGGTTCGATCATAGTGGTCATGACCCGTTGGCACCAAAAGGATTTAACCGGCAGCTTGCTGAAAACCAGCATCAAGCGTGGCGGAGAAGAATGGCGGGTAATTCAATTTCCTGCTATTTTGCCTTCTGGCAAGTCTCTGTGGCCCGGCTTCTGGAAGCTGGAAGAACTGGAGTCCCTGAAGGAAGAATTACCGGTCTCGAAATGGTCTGCCCAATATCAACAAGACCCTAGTGCCGAAGAAGGCGCTCTGGTGAAGCGGGAATGGTGGAAACGCTGGGAACAGGACTCACCACCGAAATGTGAATTTTTAATTCAGTCATGGGATACTGCTTTCCTGAAAACCCAACGAGCCGACTACTCGGCTTGTACCACATGGGGAGTATTCTACATGGATAACGAGGAGGGCATGAAAGCCCCGAATCTAATCCTCTTGGATGCTTTCAAGGAACGCATGGAGTTTCCAGAACTGAAGAAGGTTGCCTACAAGATGTGGCAGCAATATGAACCTGATGCCTTTGTGGTGGAGGCGAAAGCTGCGGGTACCCCGCTTATTTTTGAATTGCGGCAGATGGGTATTCCGGTATCGGAGTTCAGTCCCTCAAGGGGCAACGACAAGATTGCAAGGGTCAATGCGGTAGCGGATTTATTTGCCACGGGCGTGGTCTGGGCACCGGAGACAAGATGGGCAGATGAAGTGATTGAGGAGTTTGCCGCTTTCCCCAATGCCGAACATGATGATTTGGTTGACTCCAGCACCCAAGCCCTGTTGAGATTCAGGCAAGGGGGATTTGTCAGCCTTTACAGTGATGAAGAAGATGAACCATTTTTTCCAACCAAAGCGGAGTTTTACTAATTTATGGCAATTGAACGAATAATCCCAGCAACCCCGATAGAGGGGGAACTAGAAGCAAGTGTGCAGGTTGAGATAGAAGGCTCCAATGGCATGGGCACCGAGACCGAAGATGGCGGAATGCTGATTGATCTTGATCCCAATGCTTTTGAACCGAATAGCGATTTTTTTAATAATCTTGCCGAAGAGATGGATGAAAGATCTTTACAGAAACTTTCTTCCGAGTTGATCGGACAATATCAGGGAGACCGTGATTCAAGAGGAGACTGGGAAGAAACCTATATCAAGGGTTTGGATCAGCTTGGCTTGAAGCTCGAAGACCGAACCTTACCTTGGCCCGGAGCCTGTGGAGTGTTTCACCCGATGCTGACCGAAGCTGTGGTGCGTTTCCAGAGCCAAGCCATTACCGAGATATTTCCGGCAGCTGGTCCGGTAAACACCAAGATTTTAGGTCGTATTACCCCTGAGAAAGAACAACAGGCAGGACGGGTTCAGGATTACATGAATTACCTGTTGACCGACAGGATGACCGAATATAGGACTGAGACCGAGAAGCTGTTGTTCTCATTGCCGTTGGCGGGATCGGCTTTCAGAAAAGTTTATTATGATCCTAATATGGATCGACCCTGTGCTATTTTCGTGCCCGCAGAAGATTTTATTGTTTCCTATGGGGCAACCGACTTGCAGATGGCGGATCGGGCTACCCATGTGATGAAGAAAAATGCCAATGATGTACGTAAATTACAGGTATCCGGGTTCTATCGTGATGTTGATCTCCCTGATGCCTCTCCCGATCCTGATGATATCAGGAAGAAATATGATGAACTGACCGGTGATCGATCAGCCTATGACTTCGACAATCGTTATACGTTGCTGGAAATGATGGTCAATTTGGACCTTGAGGGTCTTGAGGATACCGATGAGATGGGCGAACCTACCGGAGTGGCGCTGCCTTATGTGGTTACCATTGATCTTTCAAGTTCTACCATTCTTGCGATTCGCAGGAATTGGTATGAAGGCGATGAAACCCGCATGATGCGACAGCATTACGCCCACTACCAGTATTTACCGGGACTAGGTTTTTATGGTTTTGGTCTGGTGCATTTGATTGGTGGATTGGCAAAATCAGCCACCTCATTACTCAGACAGTTAGTGGATGCAGGCACCTTATCGAACCTGCCGGGTGGACTGAAGTCCAGAGGTCTTAGGATCAAGGGCGATGACACTCCGATCATGCCGGGCGAATTTAGGGATGTGGATATTCCCGGTGGCGCTATTCGGGATAACATTTCATTCCTGCCCTACAAAGAACCTTCCGCAGTGCTGTATCAACTGTTGGGCAATATCGTTGAGGAAGGCAGACGTTTTACCAGTGCCTCTGACATGAACGTCACCGATATGAAACAGGAAGCACCAGTGGGAACTACCTTGGCTATTTTGGAGCGAGCCATGAAAGTGATGAGTGCAATCCAAGCAAGGCTCCATGCGTCCATGAGACAAGAATTTAATATTTTGGTGAATGTGATCAAAGATTTCACTTCACCCTCATATCCATACGAAGTTGATCCAGATGTTGAAATCAAGATGGAAGACTTCGATGACCGTGTTGATGTAATGCCGGTGTCCGACCCGAACTCGGCAACGATGGCACAACGCATCATGCAGTATCAGGCGGCACTGCAATTGGCACAGCAGGCACCACAGATGTATAACCTGCCAGAATTACACAGGCAGATGCTGAATACCCTCGGCATTCATGATGCTGACAAGATTATCCCGCTTGAAAACGACATTAAACCTGCTGATCCCGTGAGTGAGAACATGAGCATGATCAACGGGGAACCAGTGAAAGCCTTTGAGTATCAAGACCAAGAGGCACACATCAAGGTGCACATGGCAGCCATCCAAGACCCCGAACTGGCGCAGATGGGACAGAACAACCCGCAGGGCATGGAGTTATTGAGGGCAGCCGTTGAAGCACACATCAGGGAACATCTAGCCTTCTTGTATCGTGGTGAGATTGAACAGGAACTAGGTACCGAACTGCCACCACTGGGCGAACCATTGCCGGAATCAATCGAAAAGAGATTATCGAGTCTGGTTGCCGATGCTGCGGAAAAATTATTGCAAAAGCATCAAATGGAAATCGAGCAACAACGAATACAAAAACAAATGCAAGACCCATTGGTACAAGCCAAAATACGAGAATTGGATATCAAGGAAGCCGAAGTGCAGCGTAAGGCGCAGTCTGATACCATTGATGCCCAAATCGATATGCAGAAGTCGCAAGCCCGCGATGCCATTGAACTTGAGCGCATTCGTTCACAAGAGAAGATTGCCGAGTCCGGCATGGAACAGAAATTGATCAGTGATGTACTCGAGGCTAAGGTGAAGGGAGATGAGATTAGCAGTGAAGAGGCAATCAAAGCCGCAGAAATTGCATCAAGGCTTGCAACTGATATAACATCTGGTAATAATGATGGCGAGTAGTGATTTTACTGGCGACCTTCTGGTTGACAAGTTTAAGAAGAAACTTCGTGAGCTGTTGAATGTTAAAGCCGATAATGTTGCTACAGGAAGTTGTGCCAGTTTTGATGAGTATAAACATCAAGCTGGTGTGATTGAGGGCTTAGCCCTCGCAGAGCGCGAGTTCTTGGATATAATCGAGGAACTGGAACGGCTCTAAATTCGGTATAATGCCGCAGGGGGTCGTAAAACCCTTAATAATTTTACGCAAAGAGGTGGTTATGGAAACTGCTCTCGATATTGATAGAGAACAAAAAGAAGCAACTCAGTTGCCCGAACCTACAGGATATCGAATCCTGATTACAATCCCGGAAAAAGAAAAGAAGACCGAAGGGGGAATCCTGAAAGCGCAAGAAACCTTGCAGAGTGAGGAAGTCTCCACGATAGTTGGATTTGTTCTAAAGATGGGACCCGATTGCTACAAAGATGAAAACAGATTTCCTACTGGTGCTTGGTGTAAGCAAGGCGATTTTGTTCTGTTTCGTGCTTTCAGTGGCACTCGCATTAAAATTCGTGGCAAGGAGTTCCGACTTCTTAATGATGATAATATTGAAGCGGTGGTTGATGACCCCAGAGGAATAGAAAAGATATGACTGATACAGAAAGCTCAGGAATGAGCAACGAAGAAAAATTCTTGGGAGTGAAGTCCAAAGTTGGTTTAAAACCAGATGAGGAAGCTGAAACCCAAGGTGAACTTGATATAGAAATCATTGATGATGCTGAAACCAAACCGGCAAGGAAAGAAAAAGTTTTTGCCGAAGATGTTAAAGATGGTTCTATTGATGAAGAAATTCTCAATGTGGACAAGACAGCTCAATGGCGAATTGATCAACTGACCGCCAAGAGCCATGATGAAAGGCGGCAAAAGGAACAATCTGAAAAACTCCGCGATGAGGCGATTGTTTTTGCCCAGAGGGTAAAAGCGGAGAATGACCGTCTTAACGGCTTGATTGTAAACGGGCAGGAATACATCGGCAAGCAAGCTGAAGAGAGAGCAGGTTTTGCCAAGCAAGCTGCCCAGCAAAAATACAAAGAGGCTTATGAACAAGGCAACACTGAAGAAATGGTTGCCGCACAGGAGCAACTGACCAGAGCAACGATGGATCAGGCAAGCGCTGAACAATTTAATGCGCAGATGCCGGAAACACCAGTGCCACAGGCTCCCCAGCAACAGTATATGCCTCAACAACAAGTTCCGAAACCCGACAAGAAAGCGGTTGAGTGGCAAGCTAAAAACCAATGGTTTGGCACCGATTCCGAAATGACCAGTTTTGCTTATGGGGTTCATGAAAAATTAGTGAGAGAGGACAATATTGATCCTCGATCTGATGAATATTATGAAAAAATTGATTCAAGAATGGGTCAAGTTTTTCCAGATTTCTTTGGGAAGGAAATAAAAGATGCTGTAGGCGCAACTTCCCAGAGTTCCGTGGTCGCACCTGCTACACGCAACAACAGTGCTAAACCGCGCAAAGTGCAGCTTACAGCAACTCAAGTGGCTCTCGCAAAGAAACTTGGGGTAACTCCAGAACAGTATGCTAACCAGATGGTTAAGGATATGATGCTGGAAAAACAATAGGATATATGTATGTCTGAAGAGCGCACTCCGAGAGAGGAGTATAAACGTGAAACCACAGAGCGTAAAAAATCGTGGTCTCCACCGAATGTTCTTCCTGACCCTGAACCAGTGGATGGTTGGGAGTTTAGATGGATTCGTACCAGTATGGTAGGACAACCAGATAACACCAACGTATCCAGTCGGTTTCGAGAGGGGTGGGAACCCGTCAAGGCTGAGAATCATCCTGAACTGAAGATACTTTCAGATCAGGACTCACGCTGGGCAGAGGAAGGAGCAATTGAGGTTGGAGGGTTATTATTGTGCAAAGCACCGTCAGAAGTTGTCAAACAGCGCCGGGAATATTACCAGCAAATGTCTGATCAACAGATGGACGGGATTGACCATAATTACCTAAGAGAGAATGATCCAAGAATGCCTAAAATGGAAACAGAAAGGCAATCAAGGGTCTCTTTCGGTGGCAACATCAAGAAATAGTTTTATATTTCAAGAAGTTGCTTAATTTTAACTTTGTGATGTAAGGAGACTACTTATGCCTTCAAGTGCAACGCCGTACGGTGCGATGCCTCAAGCAGGTTTGAGTGTAAATGGTTCTTTTACAGGAAAAGTTCGTCATATTAAAATAGCAAGTGCTTATGGTACTGCTATCTTTTATGGTGATTTTGTCAAATTAGTGGCTGCCGGTACCGTTGAAAAAGACGAAGGCACTACTTCAATGACCCCTGTAGGTCTTTTTGTCGGATGTAAATACACCGACCCAAATACCAACCAGTTGACATTCAACCAGCAATGGGTTGCATCAACCGCGGCATCAGACGCTGCAGCATACGTCATAGATGACCCTAATGTTCTTTTCCAAATGCAATGTGATGGCACTGCCGCACAGACCGTTTTGGGAAGCAATTGTGCGGTTGTCCAGACAGCAGGCTCTACTTCAATTGGTACCAGTAAAAATGCAGTTGATATCTCGACTACAGCTACAACCAACACGCTACCACTTCGTATCATCGATTTTGTCGATGGTCCGAACTCTGCGGTTGGAGATAGCTATACAGATGTTATCTGTAAATTTAATGCTGGGCACCTTTATGACAACACAACCGGATTATAGGGAGATTAGCTAATGGCTATTTCAAGAGCGCAGTTGCTAAAAGAACTCTTACCCGGATTGAATGCGTTGTTCGGATTAGAGTATGCAAAGTATGATGATGAGCATGAAGATGTGTATGAGACCGAATCTTCAGACAGATCGTTTGAAGAGGATCTCAAACTCAGTGGCTTTAATGCCGCCCCTGTGAAAGACGAAGGGTCTGCTATCAGTTATGATAACGCCCAAGAATCTTTTACCGCTCGTTACAACCATGAAACCATTGCGATGGGATTTGCAATTACTGAAGAAGCTATGGAAGATAATCTTTATGATTCTCTTTCTGCTCGCTACACGAAAGCACTTGCCAGAGCTATGGCTTATACGAAACAAGTTAAAGCTGTTAATCCATTTAATAATGGGTTTAGCGGTGGGTCTTACAACTCAGGTGATGGCGTTGATTTATTCAGCACCTCTCACCCCCTTGTTTCGGGTGGAACAAATGCAAATACACCCTCTACTCAAGCTGATTTAAACGAGACTTCTTTGGAAGCTGGTATTATAACAATTGCTGGGTGGACGGATGAGAGAGGACTGCTTATTGCAGCCCAACCTCGTAAGTTGATTATTCCGCCTAATTTGATGTTTGTTGCTCAGAGAGTATTGAAATCCGAACTTCGGGTTGCAACTGCTGACAACGACATCAATGCTATCAAGTCTATGGGTATTGTTCCTGATGGATTTGCCGTGAATCATTATCTAACCGATACTGATGCATGGTTTATCGTTACGGACGTTCCAAATGGTTTCAAGCATTTCGTTAGAACTGCTATGGAAACGAGCATGGACGGTGATTTTGACACTGGAAACGTAAGATACAAAGCAAGAGAAAGATATTCCTTTGGGGTATCTGATCCGCTTGGTGCTTACGGTTCTTCAGGAGCTTAATCGCAGCTTAATGGAACCTGTGATGCGGGGGTTTCTTACTCAACCCGCATCTACTTATCTAGGGATAACTTGTCCTACAGACTGACCTAGCAGACAAGCCAAGACGGTAGGACTTATTTCCGATGGAGGAAATTATGGCAAAATCAACCTTTTCAGGACCTGTAAGATCACTCGCTGGTTTTATAAACGCAGGTTATAATTCCGTTGTTAGTTTAACAGCTAACACAACTATCA